AAGATTCATACCGTTAGGTGTTGATACAATAATAACCTTTGTAGTTTTACCAGATGAGATTGTAGGATACACAGAACTGAAGAAGTCCTCTGCCACGTTTGTTGGAACGAATGCAAATTCGTCTAAGAAAATCATATTGTAAGAACCACCACGAACAGCAGATGAAGATGTAGAGGATGCAACCACCCTACTACCATTCTCCAAGTCTACTGAACCCTTGTTCCAAGATACTACTCCCTGTTGTAACCACTTGGGTAGGTTCTCATATGCGAGTTGCAGTCTACCAAGAATGTCTCGTGCAGTCGCAGCTTTGTTGGCAAGGATTGCAACATTCATGTTGGGGTTGAATAGAACGTAGTGAAGAATATAAGATACCATAGTCGTGGACTTACCAGACTGTCGTGGCATCTTACATATAGTGAATCTGTCGTTATGAATCGTGTCTACGATATCTTCTTGGAAGTCATACATCTTGAACGGCACAAGTCCTTCATCAAGAGACACAATCTTGATGTAGTTCTTGATGAAGTATATGGGATTTTCCATACACTTCTGATATTCAAGGATTTGTTTTTTTGTCCACTCTACAGGAACATTAGATTTCTTTAGTAGAGGATTTCCAAGGTAATGATCATAATTCTGCATAACATAATTTTACTAATAGACTAGTTCAACCCATCTTCTGTTTTCTTCATCCCAAGTATGAGTACCACTGTCTGGATATGCAACTGGAGCTTCCCATAAACAAGTATCTCCATCTAAAGTCCAACTAGGATATGGTTTAGATTCATAGAAAGCATCTCTATCTGCATCATATGTATTTCCAATTCCAGCAAAATTCTTTCTCAACGGAGTTCCACCATCAGAGTGAACTCCGCCATGTGTGTTATAGGATGTTTGAATCCATGTGCCTGGAGATGTGTCTACCATATTATTAATATAGTCTTGTTCTGCAACAATAACTTCTACTACTAATCCTTGATTTACTTTTGCAAAATGTGCCATTTATATCCCCTTATATCGCATATCTAATAACAACAATACCAGAACCACCAGCTTTGCCAGGATTGCTGCCGCCGCCAGTACCACCACCGCCACCGCCTGTGTTTGCTGCACCAGCAGTATTAGTAGAGTTTTGAGAACCATTACCACCGCCGCCAATACCACCAGAAGTATTGTTGCCATCTCTTCCACCACCGCCGCCACCAGCGTAGTTTTGATTACTACCTGTTCTGAATGCATTCGCTAATCCAGGCCCGCCGTTACCATTTGAGGTTCCAGTTCCACCAGCACCACCACCGCCTGTTCCTTCACCACCGTTGTCTCTATAACCAGCATTTCCTTGACCAGCAGTTCCAGCACCAGTTGCACCTTGGTCAGAACCGTTTGAGCCAGGCGCTCCACCAGAACCGCCACTGTTGGCGGCACCAAGCCCAACACCACCACCGCCACCACCGATTGCAGTCAAAGTTGAAAAAACAGAGTTGTCACCATTACTACCAGTAGCAGTAGTAGTTGACCCTGCTCCGCCGCCACCAACGGTTACTGAATATGTACCAGATGAAACAGAAAACCCAGATGATACAAGCATACCACCAGCGCCACCGCCACCACCATCGCCAGAGGTAGAGGAACCAGCGCCACCACCACCAGCAACAACTAAAACATCTGTTGTTAGTGGAACACTAGTAACAAAGTTTGCAGATGAAAGAAATGTATGAACTCTATATGAACCGTAGGTTGTTATTGTTCCACCAGTTGCTGCAGTTATAACTGTTTTAGTTATTGCGTTTGAGGATGGTGTTCCGTCTGCGTTCTTGATACTAACTGAAATTGTATCACCAGCAGTTTGTCCATAAACTTGTGATGGTGTTGCAACTGTAAATGCTCCACCTGATACTGATTGTCCAGTTATAGTATGAAATGCTGAACCACCTTCTGAAAATACAACATCAACAGTATCAGTATTGTTTGTTAAAGAAAAAACTAGGTTTGATGCATATGTATTATTGATGTCGCCAGTTATAGAATTTATAACTGGAATTAAGTTTGTTGAAATCCAGGCAACACCATTATAGTATTCTAACGAACCAATTGTTGAGTTGTATCTAGATTCACCTGTATCTGGACTGCCTGAGCGTTGTGCAGTTGTACCAGCTGGCATAGTGAATCCACCAGTTGATGTGTTTGCAGAATCGGATACTGCAGCGGGTGAAACAGTTATATTTGACTTTGCGTCTGTTACTGCATTGTCGGCAAGTTTTGCAGTTGTGATTGAACCGTCTGCAATATCTACAGTAGAGACTGCGCCATCATCAATTCTAGCAGATGTAATCGCATCCGTACCAATAGCAGATGATTTAATTCTTGTTAATGGCATATCTATTTTCCTTTTAACATCTTTTGCAGTTCAGCAGTAGAACCAACAAACAATGCATTAGTTACATTTTGTGGTGCAGAGTTAGGAACTTCTTTGAGTTTCTTCATCTTACCCTGTAAGTCACCTAGTTTTTCTGTGACTTCTGCCACCTGTTTAATCAAGTTCCCAGCCACCTCATAACTACGAGGATGTTCTGATTCTCTTGCAAGGTCTAGAATGCCATCAATTGCATCCTGTCCTCTTTCTATCAGATTGTAAAAGTTTTCTCTCTGATATTTATAATCATTATCTATATCTGCTTCAGTACCAGTTGTTGCCGGAACAAGAACTGGTTTGGTTGGTGTTACGTCTTTTGTTGTATTCTCTACTACATCTGTAATACCAAGTACATTATCTAGAATATCAGTTTGGTTTGACATTTCATACCTATGGTTTGTCTGGCCATTCGACATCATCCAAAGAACTGTAGTCCTCTGTAATATCACGAAGCGCTTGTCTGTAAGCAGTTTGTTCCTCTGTCATAGTCAAGTCTGAACTTGCCCACCAATCCGTTTCTGCAAGTTTACGGTTTCTTTCTTCTCTGAGGAACTTTAAAGGTTCTGCATCATTAAGTTCTTTAAGTTTAGTTTCTACTGCATCCCATGTCAAACCTTCAGGCCAATCTGCCGAGTTGTCCGATAGGATTGAAGAATTATCGTCTGTTACTCCGATAGATTTTCTAAACATTGATGCGAACTCTAATTCACTTGTTGGGTCTCCTGTGAGAACCCATTCTGTAATTCCTAATTCGTGTAGTGCTTGTGTTACGTCTGCCATTTTCTTATCTCCAAACTACCCTAACTTCTCCGCTATCAAAAGTGCTAGAATTATATAAAGAGATACCAGATATGGGGCCACTAAGACTAATACGACCATTTAAGATCCAAGAATAGGTTGTATATCCGTGGTTGTAGTGATTACCTTGCACAACATATTTATTTCCAGTTGTCCTTGTATAAGTTAGTGTTCCATTAAAATTATTTGCCTGATTTGTCCAACCCCAAAATGCAAAACCAGTATCGCCAGCGGCCGAGCGATCTCCAATAGTGACACCGCTGTTTTGAACGTAAGTAGTAACGTATTGATATCCTGTAGTTATTACACTACCACCAACGGCTACCCTGTGAAATGTATCAGTTGAAGTAGTACCAGATAAATCAAAAAAAGCAACTGTTATTTCACTCGCCCAACTAGGTATACCAGTCAGTGTTGGGTTAACGCTGGCTCCACTAGCCCCAGTTGCTGTGGCATAGTTATTTAATCCAGCAGCGTGTGTAATTACACCAGAACTATCAATAGTTGCCGCTGTAGTGCCACTTAAATTTGCAATTGTGGTTACATTTAACTTACTCATTGTGCAATCTCCATAGCAACCATTGAACTGAATGATAAATTAGAACCACTATTGTTAAAATATGCAGTTCCAGAACCACCGTATCTTGTAAAACAAAACTTATAAGTTGTTGCACTGGTAGTTGCTGGCGAATCTAAAAATTGACCGTGAAACCTTCCACCAGTAAAATTAATCGCATAATCCATCACCCCATCATTAGTCTGAGAACCACCCAGCAAATCAATCAATGTGGTATTTCTTTTGATTAATGCATTCACATAAGCATTACTACCATCACCTCTAAGTGATATTGACATCATAAGAAGTATTTTACTAGTATTATATTTTGGTGTAATAATTACATTCAAACCACTTTCAGTTGGATTATTAAGAGTAGTAATAGTTGAAGTAACTTGCGCCATAGATTGAGCATACTGCGTTTGAATCACATAACCAGCGGGCAACTTAACATTTGCAGCCGTGGTTGCTCCTACGATGTTATCTACTGTTAATGTTGATGCCATTCTCTATCCCCTATACGATTGTCAAGTTACCACTAACAGTGAGAGTGATATTGTTTGCGATTGACAACGGGCCTGCTGCAAGAGCATTGTCCGTTGATGG